GTCAATACTTCTGGGGTTGTGTGGGATATCGCAGAAGACGGAAAGACTCTGGTCCAGCCTCTAACTTCAATCAAGGGACTTGGCGACGTAGCTATTCAGCAGATTATAGAGCACCGACCTTTCAACACGATTGAAGAGTTTCTCTTTCATGAAGAGGTAAGATACTCTAAGCTGAATAAAAAGGCTCTTGACGCACTGTGTAGGGCACAGGCTTTGAATGATCTTGTAGATGATAGGTTTACTGGTTTAAGACACTTCTGGTCCGCATGCGTGATCGACCGGCCTAGGAAGCAAAAGAACTTAGAAGAAAACATAGTAACCTATGCTCCAGAGGGAGACTTTACAGAAGAAGAGAAACTAGAATATTTGGTTAGCCTGACCGGAGTGTTCCCCATTAATGCTGTGGTGACCCCAGAGGTAAGGAACAAACTTAACGAGCTTTATATTCCACCCATCTCTGAATATGATCCAGAGCTTGGCGTAACTTGGTTTATCCCAAGAGAATGCAAGCTTAAGAAATCAAAGAACGGAAAGAGTTTCTTTGTTGTGAAAGTTATTGACGACAACAATGAGACTAACACAATAAGATGCTGGGGTGTTGACCCTGACAAAGACGTGGTCCATATTAACCGTCCATATATGGCACGACTAAAGTATGACCCGAATTGGGGGTTCTCAACCTTCAGCGTTAGAAAGATGTTTAAATTATTAGCATAAGGAGAAAGTAATGTCTAGAATAACAGGGCTTGCTGCCAAGATAATGGCAGAACATTATAAAGATACCTTAGAGAACAAGGGTTATGCATTCTTTGAAAACGGAGACTATAATCTCAATATCATAGGAGTGAGAAATGATTCAGGTGATGCATCACAGTTTGATGATTTTATTAATTTGTTCTATAAGATTAATGGCCAATGGGTGTGTGACATGTACCCAGCAACCACAGAGCCTGGTACAAGGATACTGACAAAACCTATCGTTTCGACGGGCACTGCGATTCTGGTACCGGATCAATATAGGGGAGTGTATAAGATCGATATTCATGGAGGAAAGAGAAAGTATACAGCTCTATGTCAACGTAATGGAAAGGTGAGGATTTGGAGAGACACCAACAGAGATACTACTCCAGATTATGTGGGTCCAGAGCACGAGGGGTTTTATGGCATTAATATCCACCGTCAGTTTGGCTCTGATGAAAGAGAATACACTGATGGCGTGTCAGCTGGTTGCCAAGTGTTTCAATCAAGTAAGGACTTTTATGAGTTTATGGATACTTGCAACAAGTGCGCCGACAAGTTTGGAAACAGTTTTACATATACACTTCTTGAGGAGCAGGACGTAAAAACAAAAGGAGAGAGAAATGCTTAAAGAAAAAGTTAGAGTTTATAGATTGAGGGAATCCGCACGACTACCGCTGAGGGCCCATGACCTCGACGCGGGTATGGATTTCTTTTTTGCCCCAGAGAACAATGAACCTGTTGTTTTGCAGCCTAATCAGTCTGCAATCTTGGGAACAGGTCTAAAGATTGGCGTCCCGGAGGGGCATATGCTCCAGATTATGAACAAGTCGGGTGTAGCGTCCAAGAAACAGTTAATCACCGGAGCCTGTGTTGTGGATTGTGGCTATGATGGAGAATTGTTCGTGAACCTTCAAAACATAGGAACAACTGAGCAAGTTATTGAACCGGGGACGAAGTTGGCTCAAGGTGTGTTTATTCCAATATCCTCTCCGATTCTTGTTGAAATAGATGAAGATATGGTGTATTCTAGAAGGACCGCTCGTGGCACTGGCGGCTTTGGATCTACAGGAGAATAAAATGAGTTTAGCAAGGAAGATCGCAAGAAAAAAGCAAAAGACTGTCTTCAAGGAATTTAAAAAGAGGATGAGACAGTTTAAAAAGATGGTGGTATGTTCGTCATGTCAAAGGCCACCACATCCAGATGAGAAGATTGATAACTGGAAGATTAATCAGCAGAGTGAGAACTTGGATCTTCTTTGTCTTGACTGTTTTGACCAAGGAGGAACACTAAACAATGAGACCTAAGCAAGTTTTGTCGTTTGATGATATACTACTGGTGCCGAAGAGTAGCAACATCAGGACGAGAGACGAAGTTAGTCTAAACTCGACTATTGGTAATGTCAATTTTACTATGCCGATAATTTCAAGCCCCATGGATACGGTCACTGAATCAAACATGATGATAACTATGGCTCGCCATGGCGGTTTGGGTATTTTGCACAGATATAAGAGTGCAGAAGAGCAAATAAGAATCTTGCATGAAACGAGAGATATACTCGAGTTAGAATCGAATGTATTTGCGGGAAAGCTCTCTGCAGCAATCGGGGCTTCTAAGGACAGCGTAAAGAGGGCTGAGGACCTTATCGAAGCCGGCGCCCGTCTAATATGTGTTGATGTTGCCCATGGCCATCACGTTTTGGTCGAAAGAACTATCAAATCTCTCAGAGATAAACATGCTGACTCTATCGCCATTATTGCGGGTAACGTCGCGACTGCGGAAGGTTACTCTGATTTGTCTGAGTGGGGAGCCGACGCTGTAAGAATAGGTATAGGAGGAGGATCTATTTGTTCCACAAGGATTCAGACTGGTCATGGTGTGCCAACATTTCAGTCTGTCTATGATTGCAGGGACACGCCTGGTGCGGCAATCATCGCCGATGGGGGTATAAAGACCTCTGGAGATATCGTGAAGGCGCTCGCTGCTGGTGCTGATTTTGTTATGCTCGGCTCTATGTTGGCTGGCACCGATGAAAGTCCTGGAGAGGTTCTGAGTGGGAAAGCTGATAAGAAATATAAGGTTTATAGAGGTATGGCCAGTGTCGAGGCACAGGTTGCCTGGCGGGGACAAGCAAGGTCTCTGGAGGGTATTTCCACCACCATACCATATAAGGGTTCCGTCAATAATATTATTGCTAATCTTGTGAAGAACATAAAGTCTGGTCTGTCTTATTCTGGAGCAAGAAGTATTTCCGAAATGCAGTCTGTGGCTGACTTTATTCAGCAATCTTCAGCAGGTCAATTAGAGAGCAGTACTCATATCTTGTCCAGATGAAAACGAAGATAATACAATTTAAAGAAGTTGATGACCAGCACGCTAGAATGATTGTTAGGTTGAGGTATGACAGATTAACTCAGGGAAACTTTTTCAGGGGATTAGTAAAGTTATATGTCGACAACGATTTGGAGATGGCTAAGATAGTGGAAAGAATAAAGATTGAAAAAAGCTCAATGGGAAAGAGAAAGAGAAAAGCCTCTGTGAAAGAAATAGAACAAGGGGAGGAAATTTTGCATGATTTAGGTTTGACAGAGAACGAGAAGAATTTTATATTTGATCTAATAGAGGAAGACTTTGAAGAAGAATAAAGAAAACATTGAAAAGAACGAACAAAACTATAGATACTGGATTGACTACCCAGAAGACGACAACTGTGCCCTTACTGCGATAGAGAAACATGGAGCCATGACTCTAGAGGAAGTGGCGAAAAGATTGCACATATCTTTGGTTAGGGTATCGCAAATCGAAAAGCAGGCTTTGAAGAAGCTTTCAAAGAGAATAAAAAAATGATTTTATAGTGTAAAAGCACTATTTATTTATGTATTTCACACCATTTTGTGTATAAAAGGAGATTTTTTAAATGAGTGACAAGAAATTACTTAACGAAAATACAGTCCGCCGATTTATGGCGTTGGCAAATACATCGCCCCTCACTGATAACTTCATTCAGGAGATGGGTTATGGAAAGATGAACAAGAGAGACGACGAAGAAGAGATTAACGAGACTGAAGAAGAGATCACTGAGCAGGAAGAAGAGATCACTGAGCAGGAAGAAGAGATCACTGAGCAGGAAGAAGAAGCCGCCGACGAAGAGGACATGGAACTCGACATGGACATGGACATGGACGAAGAGCCAGGTGACGCAGACATCAGCCTTACCGAGGAAGAGGCTCAGGTCCTTATTGAGCTTGGCGAGCGTCTGAAGGAAGCCATGGCTGCAGAGCCAGAGATGGAAGAGCCAGAGATGGAAGAGCCAGAGATGGACATGGGTGAGCCTGAGGAAGAGCCAGAGATGGACATGGGCGAGCCTGAGGAAGAAGAGGAGGAGGACCTTCTTGAAGACAGAGATGCTGTTGTTCAGGAGATTCTTCGCAGAGTAACAAAGCGTATTATTCGCGAGAAGATGAATAGCAAGTAAGGATCTTATTTTCACTCATTTGGATCCAAAACCCCAAAGACTAAAATCTTTGGGGTTTTTTTATATACATGCTAAAACATTTCTGTTATAATAGTTATAACAAGTGCTCACAATTTTCGGAGTGCATTTGTTATGAAAGAAAAAACAAGAGGGGTCTTCTGGAGGCAAGAAAACGAATATAGAATTCAGTTGTCTTTCCCCGTAGAAGAAGAAAAATATATTTTTGACATGTTTTCGGATTGGTCTAATGTCGCACAAGGTGTGGATACGACAAAGGATGAGGAAATATTAATTTTTAAGAAAGTTTTCTCATCAAATGATGAGTTTGTGGCTTTTATAGGCAGCTTAGACAACAATATTATTGTGAAAGAGATAAAATGAGCGATAAAAAGAAAGACAAAAAGAACAAAAACAAGAAAAAGAAAGCAGAAGAACTCCAACACATAGACTTGGAGCCAACGACACTAGACTCGATTGATGATAAAAAATTCGTTATTATCAACAATATCCAGCCACCCCAGGATGATACTCCAGAATTAAGAACGATAAGCCTTTATGGGGATATATCTGAGCCCCGAGGTGCAGATGTGGTTGCTGCTTTGTTGTATTTAGAGAGCAGCTCTCTTACACAGATTTTCGAGAATCCATCTGATCCAAAATCTCCAGTCTTGACCGTCGCAAGACCTATTCAGATGTACGTTTCAACTCATGGTGGAGTAGCATCTGATATGTTTTCTATCTTGGATGTTATGGACATGATAAAGGAAAGAACTTGCGACATAGAGACAATAGGAATAGGTAAGGTTATGTCTGCAGGTGTACCGATTCTGGCAGCAGGCACCCCAGGCCGTAGAAAGATTGGCAAGAACTGCAGGATCATGTTACATAACGTGCTCGCAGGAGCCGGCGGAACAATCTTCAATATGGAAAATGAGCTAGAAGAAATCAAGTGGGTTCAGGACAGCTACATAGAAACCTTGGCTGGATATACGAAGATGACCAAGACGAAGATCAAGAGAATGCTCAAGACTCAGAGAGATGTTTACATCTCTGCAGAGGAAGCAATTAAGTTGGGCATTGCTGACGAAATAATCTAATTATACCAAGGGGATAGATCATGACCTGGCACAAAGAATTTTTATCTGAGAACAACAAGAAACCATCGCTTTCAACTTTTGGAGACCTTTATGGTCTAATCGCAGAAGTCTATGAGGTAGAAAAAGACAAGCTTTTTAAGACCCACAAAAGCGAAATAGAGCTTCTTAGAGAGCAGTTTGTTAATGAGAGAAAAGAAGTCTCAATGACTTTGCAGGCAGTCCCAGAGATTGCAGTTTCGGAACTTGGATGGACGAACCTTACAGGTGAGGGAGACACAGCAGTCTCTGGCCCCGAAAGAAAGAAGCTAGAGCAGTTTCTTTCCAAAATCCAAGGTGACAGCTTCCAAACAAAAATTAACTCTTTGGCAAAGTTCTATGACGACCCCGACGCAGCAATGCAGGAAATGTTTCCAGAAGGTAGTTCATCAATGCCAAGACAAATCGCAGCGGCTCTTGGGTATTTAACCTTCTTCAAGACACTTACAAAAGTTATCTCAAACTTTAATGCTGCATCAGCAGGGTTTAACTTTGAAGCTTTCCTTGCTGTTCTTGTTTCTGGTTATCAGGTTAAAGCAAACACAGGAACCATTGCTGACTTTGTTTCAAGAGCAGATGGAACAAACACGCCTATCTCTCTAAAGCTTTATCAGGAAGGCAAACTGCACGTTGGTGGTTCATTTACCGATCTAGCGAACGATTTAGCAGAACAGAAGGAGGCTTTTGACCACCCATTCATGCGTTATCTTGCGGTAACAAAAGAGTTTGAAGGTGGCCAAAAAGAAGGTCTAGACATCAACGGAATACTTCGCTGGTATCAGTTTGACTTTACACTGGAAAACGTATTTGACATCCTCGCCCGCTCATCAGCAAAGTCTCAAAAGTGCATTCAGCTTCCTGTATCTTTCATGTCTGGCGAGACACCTGACTTTGCAGCAACTCTACCAGGTTCCGCTGTCCCTTCTCCAGAACAGCTTGAGAATGTATTTTTGAACGCTTTCAAGAAAGAAATTGCAGTGTATAATGAAACACAGGTTGCAAATGGAAATGAAATGGGCCAAGTAGATGAGGATCTATTTCGTATGATTACAGCAGCAATAAACTGGTCCACAGAAGACACCTACTTCGTATTTTACAGTCCCGATAAGGAGTATCTTGAAAAGCTAGAAAAGAAGGGAGAAGAGCCTCCAGAAGACTTTGAGCCAACCCCAGCTTATGTTTCTAGGGGCGACTCAAAAATGATGGGTCAAGACGCCAGAGGAGACGACGGCCGTAAAGGATGGAGTGCTTTGCAGAGTGTTATACTCGGTGCTTTAACGCAAGCACAAGCAGCGAACCATCCAGCCGTCCAAGGCCTTGATGCCAAGGCGTTAAAAACGAAGGCAAGGAATCTAGCTACTTGTGCAAAGAACGCTAACAATGGTGGAAAAGGAACAGCAGCAGGCGAAGACAGTGTTCTATCTGTTTATTCCAAATCCAAACTAAAAGATGAGCGTCTTGGGAAGCTGAAATCTGGTGGCGGACCATCTAATTTGTTTGCCTCAATTGAGGAATCATTAAAATGGTATAATGCCGAAGGTCGCTCCGACGAGGAGAGAAAAGCTGCACTAAAGCAATGTTATGGGTATCTTACAACCGAGCAGTTCAACCTAAACCAATCTGTCGTGGCAAAAGTCCACACCCTCACGAAACAAAGAACGTTACCAGAAGGGCAGACAGAGCCAAAGTTTGCAGAACTTCAAATAGGTATGCAGAATACACAAAACATGCTAAACAGAATGACTAGTCTTATTAACGATGCTATCTTCGGTATCTTCTTAAGCGTAAAGAACGTACAAGACAACACCTATTCTTACATGGCTGGCGGGATGCAAGACGAAGCTATGGCAGACGCAGCTATCGACGCTTCAAACGACATCATTCAAAGAACAACTGATCTCAAGCAGGCCAGTGAAGAATAAAACTAAAAAACCACTTGACTTTTTTTCAAATTACATTATAATAGTAGTATAACAAAGAGAGGTTACATGACTACTAAGTTAGAACACGGCCAGACCTTACGCAACAAGGTCTTAGAGGGGGTGAATACTCTGGCTGATTATGTTGCGACTACCCTTGGACCAAAGGGTCAAAATGTTCTTATCCACCAGAAAGATAAGATGCCATTCATCACAAAAGATGGAGTCACCGTTGCGGTGAATATGGATTTTGAAGACCCTCACATGAATGCTGGAGCCCAGATTGTCAAGCAGGTTTCTGCGATGACCAACTCTGAAGCAGGTGATGGGACTACTACTAGTACGATTCTAGCTAGAGAAATTCTCCGTCAGGCTAATAAGCACATTGAGGCCGGCGTCTCCCCTATCGAGATTAAGAGAGGCCTAGATAAATGCTGCGAAGTTGTCTGTGAAGGCATCTCGTCCTTGGCTACACCCGTATCCTCAATTGAGGACGTCAGACATGTAGCTACAATTTCTGCAAACAATGATGCAGTCATTGGGGACCTAGTTGCCACGGCAGTAGATAAGGTGGGTAAGAACGGCTCTATTTCAATCGAGGAAGCTCGGTCCCACGAGACAACCCTGGAACTGGTGGAGGGGTTTAAATTCAACTCAGGATATGCTGCCAGGGCATTCGTTACTGATGAGCGACTTGGACTCGTCAAATACGATAACCCAATGTTCCTTATCACTGATAACAAGATTGAGCAAGTTGCAGATATCTTGCCTTCACTTGAAATTGCCGCCCGAGAGGGCAGGCCATTCGTCATTGTTGCCGAAGAGATCGAAGGTCAGGCCTTAGCAGCTTTGATTATGAATACGATCAGAGGTTCTATGAAAGTTGCAGCCGTTAAGGCTCCAAGTTATGGCGAAGATAGAAGAGGCATTATGAGTGATCTTGCTACAGCAACTGGAGCCACTTTCTTACAACAGACTATGGGACATAAGTTATCTGATGTGTCTTTGTCTGATTTTGGCACGTCTCGCTCTATCGAGATCAGTAAGTCTAGAACTACTGTAGTTGATGGTGAGGGAGATTATGACTTGGTAGAATCTAGAATAGAGGAGATCAAAAATGAAATTGAAGACACTGAGGACCTTCATGCTGCAGCCCGCCTTCAGGACAGAATCACACGTCTCTCTTCTGGCGTTGGTATTATTCGTGTTGGTGCAAACTCTGAAGTAGAGTTGGTTGAGAAGAAGCACAGAATCGAAGATGCTCTGGAAGCCGTCAATAGTGCCCAGCAAGAGGGGATTGTTCTCGGAGGTGGTATGACCCTACTGAAGGTTTCAGAAGCCTTAGACGTGGAGTTTGATAACGAAGAACAGGAAACTGCACTCACCATTATCAGAAAAGCGCTACAATCACCATTTAACACCATGGCTGTCAACGCAGGACACAACCCAGAGGTGCTTAGACTAACCCTTGGTGCCTGCGGCGAAAAAGAGGGTTTCAATTTTCTTACAAACAAAAAAGAAGACCTCTTCCAGTCAGGAGTCATTGATCCAGCGAAAGTTACTAGATGCGCTGTAAAGAATGCTATTTCAGTTGCTAGTACTCTTTTATTGACTAATCACAGTATTGTCCACTAGAGAATACTACTTACAAGAGTAGTATAAACATGTGGAGGGCTGCGCTATGAATGAAGAAAATAGACTTTGTATGTTGGAAATGCAAGGAAAGCTTGACAAGGTTTGTAATGGTATTGATGTTTTGAGAGATAAACAAGAAGAGATGTCAGAAGACATCGCTAAAATAAAAGAAGCAGTCTATAATCCCGATCAAGGCCTGTATGCAAGGCTGAGAGAGTTGGAGACCTGGAAAACAACATCCTCTAAGATGATTTGGACACTTTTCACCAGTGTTGTGGGTCTTATTTGTGCCTTTGTGTTGAAAACGTTAGAATAGTGAGAGTAAAATGCTTATAAAAATAAAGAGATTAATGATAGAGAACAATGGCTATAAAAGAGATATATACTGCAAAAGTATGTATGTTAACAGTTCCAATATAGTTTCGATCACTGATTATGATGGAGCGCAGAATTTTTTGCTTCTAGAGAAATCCGAGTTTTCGAGTGCTGAGTTCTCTCTCTTGAAAATTAACCATGGCAGCAAAATCGAAGAAGTCATAGCTGTAGGTACAGCTGATCATATCTATTCAGCGATAAATGATGCTTCTGCAAAGACAAGGCTCTTAAATGGATAACGATATTAGGTACTTAATCTTTGGAAGGTCGAGTTGCACCTTCTGTGCCCTTGCTGTAGATTATTGTAAAAGTATGCCCTTGGAATATGTTTTTTGCGACTATGAAACCCGACAGCATATCTTGGAGGACTATAAAAAGTTTTATGATCAGGAAACGGTTCCGATTATACTTGAAAACAACAAGGCCACAGGCTATACTAGAAAAGTAGGTGGATATTCAGAACTAATAGTTGAAACAAAGAAAGAGGAGTAAGAAATGGACAAGTCGTCCAAAAGTGATGCACTTAAAGTTAAGGTCTCTACGTTAAAGGCGATAAACGAGCCCGTTTCTTCCTACCTTCAAAGAGCAGACTCCCTCTTAAAAGATCATTACAGCGGCCTCTTTGAACTAAAGGGGGACCTTCTTATCTCGTTGTTAGAGATGAGATTATCAGCTCAGATCCTCAACGAACGCATAAGCGAACTAGAAGAACAGTCGATTGAGGCAGACGTATCTGAGGTGCACTTATCGGCACAGGAAATACAATTGATTGCGACGTTAGCGCACAGCTTAGAAATGGCTGTTGTCTCTAATATTGGCAACGTTTCCTTAAGAGTACACTGATGAAGCTCTGGCTAGGTATTGCAATATTTTTTTTAGGTCAAATTTTTGGCTGGTATCAACTTAACTTACAGAAAATGTCAGAATGGTGGAAAGACAAGCCGATATTATCTGCCATAGCTATAGGAATCCCCGCTAGTATATCCTTCTGGTACGCATGGAAGCTTGTAAGCGAAGCGACTGGTTCTGTTTGGTCTGCTCGTTTTATCGGCTCTTGCACTGGATTTGTGATATTTCCAATATTGACCTATTATTTGCTGGGAGAGTCAATGTTCACAACCAAAACCATGCTCTGTTTGTTTCTTTCTATGTTGATTATAGCAATACAGATTTTTTATTGAACGGTCCTTTACAAGTTACTATTTAGAATATAAAGGTGTTTTTTATGAAATTTCAGAAAAAATGGAGAAGCTTTCTTCTCGAGCAGAGATATCCTGACCTAATCGTAGAGGCGAAGGTTAAGGATATCAAAAAAAAGTATCCCTTACTTGATGAGGGCGGATGGATAAACTATGCCCGCCGACAAATAGAAAACTCCCTCGGGCCTAGGGGTGTTTCAAAGTATTTGCTCTGGTTTGCCAGAGAGATGAAAAACAAATATGAAGAGGATATGGGCAATCCACCATGGTGGCCTCATCGAACAGCGAACAGCCCAGCTGTCCTTGCAGTGGCTGATGACTTTCTTACTTTGATATCCGAGTTCGAAAGAAACCAACAAAGAATGAAAGAAAAAGATATCTACAAATTTGATGAAAGCAGTCTCAGGTCTGCTCTAGATGAGTTGCCTGAAACCCAGGCAAAAAAGAGAGAGAGAAAGAAAGAGCAGGCTATGGAGGGTTCTGAAATCGTATATGACGACGATGATGTCTTTGCGGTTCGACCAAAAACAAAAGAAGCTTCTTGTTTTTATGGAAGAAATACAAGGTGGTGCATTTCCGCAGAGAAATCTAGAAACTATTTTGATCAATATACATCAGACGGAAAGGGTTTCGTAATGATGAGGTTCGACAATATAGAGGATAATCTACCATTACATAAGATTGCTGTTGTTTATGATAGTGATGGTGAGTATGAAGAGTTTTTCGACGCTAGAGATGACGAAATCGGCTACGAAGCTTTCATTAATGCCGTCTCCCTTAATCACAAAAGAACTGGTCAAAACCCCATTGATGATTTGGACGATGAAGAACGAGAAGAGGTTGAGGAATTTGCAGATGAGCTTTTGCTTGCAGGATCAGAAAACATACTCACCGATCCACCAGATGTAACGTCAGGCTGGGAAGCTAGGATCAATGAGCTTAACGAAGAATATCATTCTAAGATTCAGCATGGTTACTATGACGCGGAAGTGGGTGATTATGGCGACGGTGCCTATGTCATGATGTCCGGCGGATTCGACGTAGAACTGGACAACAGTATCTTTGAAGAAGGAGAAGTACCATTACCAGACGACTACAGAGAAATAGCTATGCTAGCTAGTAGAATATCTGACAGGGTCTACGAAGCAGGGATTTTCGGATTAGAAGACGTAGAGATCGAAGATTATTCCGGAGTCACCCGGTTCAGTTTCAGGGTCAGCGCTGATGAAGCAGAACCTAATCCAGATGGGTATGAATATTTTCTTGACAAGATGGCAGAAATAGATTCAGAACACGCTACTCTTCGAAGAGTGGTTTTGAAGTTTCTTATGGATGGAGAGTTTATTCCGGATAGCGCGTTTGATGCTTTTAGTGACAGCTTGGAGATAGCTGAGCCAAAGCTAAACAACCTTAAGATTGTTAAGTTTGACACAGTGGGTGAAGAGGAAATAAGGTTTGAGAGTAAGGTCAGCTTTCCGGTCACCGGGATGCCTCCAAGACTAGTATACGCCTTCGGTGAAAAAGTCCCCTCAGGGTATGCGTCAACAGAACTAAAACAAAGAGTGGACTCAAAGCTACAATCTTTAAATAGAGAGATTCAGGACTACGCAGCAAAGCAGCTAGTTCTCCCAATCAAGGGCCTGGCCCAAAAGAAAATTCAAGATTTAAGTATACCAGAAACCTTGTCGGTATATATATTGGATGTGCTCCAGCCTTCCACTGAATGGCTTCAGGGTAAGATTAGGCTCTCTCTGGAGAACCCGGAAGCAGATCAGCAGGAGATCGATGTAGTACTAAATATTGTTGAGTTTATCGATCAAAATTATGAAAAGGTCATTAATGCAGTAGCGGAAGCAGCATCGGAGATAGCTTCGGAGGTGCTCCAAGCCAAGCGAGACTTTGTTGAAGGTTTACCAGATATAGCAAGACAGACAATTGCCATGGCAAGAGAAACGCTCACTGATCCGTCATTCGGGGGTGATACCCGCGCCCTTAAATCTACCCTTGACCGCCTTGACCGTCCTGAGGGCGATCATTCAGGGCAAGTTTCTATTTCTTCTAGATTTTGGAAATCGAAAAAGCTTGGCACCGAAAACGACCTATACCAAGAGTTAGCCCGTTATGTATTGGTTCCTTTGTGGATGTACCTCCAGCGCGGCGGAGTGATCCCACAAGAAAAGGAGATTCCCTTTACCGAGGACGACTTTTTTGTTTCTGAGGGACAGGCCCACGGCCATGGTTTAGGGAATATTGATATAGCTGAAGAGATTGACGCCTTCTTAGGAAAAGGAAGAGTAACAGAAAACAGCTTTTTTAGTGAAGTGGAGAGCGCGATTTTTGAAGAAAAGGGCCGTTCCCGCCAAAGGGGTATCTACAAGTTCTATTGTATGTTGTCCTATAGCTTGACCACAGAATCCGATCGCGTCCGAGGCCTTGATGATATCTTGGCCGATCTGCGAGCCCTCGAGAATGTAACGATAGTTACGGTGGTTGTAAAGAACCAGAAAATTTCAGAGGGGGCTTACATTGCTGGCCTATCGATTAAGTTTATTCCTTCGACACCCGGCACCTTTCGTTCCCCGGAAGATGTCAAGGCTAGGATACTAAGAGACACCAAGAAGTTACAAAACGTGAAATCTGTCTTCAAGGTCTCTGCAGGTCTTGAAAGGCTAGAATAGTGAAAACCCCAGATGATTTTCGCAGAGAAGATGTTAGAGAAATGTTTGTCTCCCGCTTGGGTGACGATATCATAAAGCTGAATCCAGTGGCTATTAGCATTCAGGAAAGCTTGGAAAGTCAGACATCTGTTGATTTTTCTTTTGATTTTTCAGAGTCCAATAACGTTGTTCGTCATTCGTTTGATGGTGTCGTCGCTCACGGTTTCGTCGATGCTATTTTTACCACTTGTCACCATCTTTTTTTGAAAGACTACGTATCTCTTCAAAATTTGAAATTGGTAGATTTGATCGTTAAGCCTATTTTTTCCATGTCCCGCTCTCAATCTGGGTCCGATGCAAAGACAGATGTTATCTTTCGTCTAGAAGTGAAAAAGCATGGCGTGTCAGATTTCACCTCTCGTTCACGATCTATTGTGTTTTCTAGCTTTTCAGCAATGTTGGATGCCTTTCAGTTTTATATGAACTGTGAAAAAGCATTCAGAAAACTGCAGTTTGTGCTGAAGGATGCTGAGGATAGAAGAAGGGGCGACGTCGCGCAGTCTTGTGTTAGTGATCTTTGTTTACTGGCATCGGTAAATATGTATGATTGTGTGAAGAGGAAAATGAGTACGTGAATTTTACTAGAATAGTGGTCGTTATGTGGATAATCTCCTTAATTACTTTAGGAGTATTATCTTACTATGCACAAAAAGACATCGATCGTCAGAGGATTGAAAGTAGGGGATCTTGTGTATCATCTTCTTCATGGCAAGGAGTGGATAGGGGTTCTTCTGGAGATAATAGATGTCCACGAACTCAGCGACGGGAGAACAAACCACAGGGAGCTGGGACTAGTAAAGATGCAACCCGGCACTAAGTACGAAAGATTTTTTATGAATATGGTTTCTAGTCAAAATAGGATTACCGATTCAATGGGTATGGTTTCGACCAATTGGCTTTTCAAGCTGGAAGAAAGAAAGGAATAGACTTGCAAGGTTACAAGATAAGAAAAGGCGATCTCATCATCGCAGGTGAAAACAACGGTCTAGTTGTTAAGGTTACACCAAAATACATATACTACATAATGGAGGGCTACGAGGGCCGCCTAAAGAAAGAGAATCTTTGGAGCGCCGTCGATACCAACTCAAAGGTCTTCATAAGCTATAGTACGTCAAAAAGAAGGAGAATGCAAAGAAAAATGAGAACTCTTGATCTTCACGGGACAAGACATCAGGACGCAGAAGAAAAAATAAAAAAGTTCTTAAATTTTATTGAGCTTCCCTGTAAGATAATAACAGGCACTTCTGACAAGATGAGAGGTATTGCTACTATGGTTGTGGAAGAATATGGCTGGTCATGCCACCACGAAAGCGAGCACAACTTGGGAGCACTAATAGTAGTAGAAAAGGATTATGCTTAAAAAGACTTTGTTCGCTATTTTCTTGGTCGCCTGTAGTTATCAGGTAGCAATGGAAGACCCAGATCCCACCACTCCGACCCCGACCCCGACTCCGATCACGACAGATGTATTAGATGCATTAGTGCGATCTAATGAAATATGGATCTGTCACAACCCAGAATCAAGAGAGCATGGAAAACTATGCACACCACAATGTTACGGTGACACGAAAGACAATAGCAAATATTGTTGGATCCTTCGGCCTGAAGATTGCGACACAATCGAATTCGCCTGGCAAAGAGAAAACTGTCACTTTTTTGATTGACAAATCCCGAAAGATACGATAATATATAAAAACAATGTGAAACACATTTGCTTAACAATAAAGGAGAAAACATGAGCGATGTAAATAACATTCCTGGGAATGACGATACTATTGTAACTTTAACCTATGAGGACCGACACGAAGGTTGGCATTCGACTGGCGAATTGGAGAGCGACGCAGTTCAGGAAACTGTTACAGCAGACCATGTAGCATCAGTTATTACTGATTATACATTGGCAGCCACGGTTGGTTGGACAAACAGCAATGCTCTTGATGAGTTGAGAGACCAAGACCTTCTTGAAGATTATGAGAGAGGTGATTTTGATTTTGAGACTTATGTCACAGAGCAAATCAAGGAGAACTTTTGGGAACTTGACTCTCTTATTGAAACCAGCATTGAGCAGTACGACCACAAGCGTGGAGTTTGCACTGTGTCCTCAACACTCAAAACAACCTTGGGTCAACTGAAGGAGTCACCAAGTTCTGCTTCTGGCTGGACTGCTAGTGTTGAGCATAACGGTGGAACCTTTTCTGTGGTGCTGTAAATGAAATCACCTGAACTCAAAATATTTACTGGACCAATGTTTGGCGGTAAAACTACCAGAATGCTTGCGGCACTGGAAAGATACCGATACCAAAACAAGAGCACTATCTTGTTCAAACCAAAAATGGACAACAGATATTCTGATAGTAAGGTGGTTACACACAAAGGACAGGAGCACACTTCTGTACTAGTGAGAACAGGTGCAGAAATGTTTGAAAGAGCAACAGAGCATGACGTTGTGGCCGTGGATGAAATGTTTATGATCCCAGGGTCAGCCCGCGCTTGCTTTGACCTCTATAGGCAAGGGAAGACCATTCTAATATCTACTCTACAATTGTCCTCCCAGCCTACGGGCTATACCGCATTTGAAGAGGTTAAGGGTATTATGCCTTGGGCAACTAGTATAGAGGTGTGCCCTGCTGTGTGTGCTAAGTGTGATAGGGATGCTTATTACACAGAGCGTCTTTGCAAAGAAGAAAAAGAAGTATTGGTTGGAGGAGCAGAGGCTTACCAGCCAGTTTGCTATAAACATTCATTGGTAAGAGATTAAGATAATGGCAGCGAAACATCTTTCAGACAGAGGTAACTGGCAACTTGGTGCCCGAATCATTGGGGACACAGGCGAGGAAGCGATCGTCACCGCTTTGGCAAAACACCTGCCAGATTATTATGAGGTGACTCTCAAGCCGAAAAAACTTGAGATTTATGGCTCCCGAAGGGGAGTTGTCTTAGACGCCATGATCACCAATCGCCAGTCTGGCAAGAAGATCTTCATCGAAAAGAAGACAGGCAATAACGGAGGAAACGCTCACGAAAGGGTATATAAGTTTTTGTCCAAACCCCTTCAGAAGAAAGTTTCAAGGGAGTATGGTACTGTTCCAAAGCCATTCTTCTTTATTTTTTCGGGAAAGACCTTTCAGAAAGAAAAATACATTAATGAGTTTTCTCTCTTGCTAGAAGAAGAGAACTATGCTATTATGAAGGAAGACTTTGGCAACATCGAGGAAGTTGCCCAACAAATTATGGATATTGTATGACACCTCTTTTTATGTGGGCTGGTGGCAAGACCAAGCTCTTAGAACATTATGCACCTTTTCTTCCTGAAAGTTTTGACTCTTATCATGAGCCTTTTTTTGGTGGAGGTGCAATGTTTACCTGGGCATATGAAAAGAACCCAGATGCCAATTTCTTTATCAATGATATTAACGAACACATCATTGGCATCTATCAGGCCATTCGAGATGATTTGCCTACCTTCACGGCAACGATGGATAGATTGTCATCAAAATATTTGGACCTTGATCCCCCAAAGCAAAAATCAAAGAAAGATAACAAGACCGTTTGGGTTGATCATCCAACAGGTGCAAAAGATGTAGATCTCGAGAAGAAGTTTAAACTAAAGGGAAACAAGTACGATTGGCACAAGATTTACAAGGAGAAAGAAACAAGAAGAAGTTTCTTCTTTAAGATTCGTCAGTCTTATCAGGAAAGCTATCAAAACTGGCATCCATCGTTTGAAGCAGGAGTCCTTTATTTCCTAATGAAAACAGCCTTTAACGGCGTTTGGCAGCTTGGCAAGGGTCATGGTCGCTTTAACACCCCTTGTGGCCTTATGCGGCAAACAGACACGGTTTATGACAAAGAAAACGTACAAAAGTGGCACGAAGCACTCCAAAAGTGTACTATTACTTCATGTGATTTTGCCGATACGCTCCAGTCCATCGGGAAAGGTTCCTTTGTCTTCTTAGACCCTCCTTATCGGTCAGCCTCGGAAGAAGAGAGGACCTTTGCTGATTATGGGACCAACTTGGATGATATTTTCCAAGAAAAAGTCCTTGACTTCTTTCACCATTCATACAATAGTGGATCATACTCTTTATTATCGAATCGCGATTGGGGAGATGGCTTTTTTGAAAACAGAAATAAAGGTTGCAAAATAGAATACTTTGATGTAACCTATACTGTAGGTAGAAAAAAGAAAGAAGCAGATGATTCTCATTCTGCTAAAGCAGCGAGAGAGATACTAATGATAGGGGGCGAAAGATAATGAGACTAGAAAATATAATTCTCGAATATCTTGAAAGAGTCAAAGAATCTCAGATAAACTTGGCCTCACAGCGCGCCAGAGAACATTTATCTCTGGCCCTCGCGGAGACAATCAGGAAAGAGGTTAAAAAGAGACTTCAGGATCCTGATTGACTAGACTGAAGCAATATTGAAGACTCTAAACTATTTAAATGTATGGAGTTTAAAAAAGGCGATAAAGTTAAGGTACTAGATTTTCCTTTTGGTCGACCCCTAAAAGTAGAGGGTGTTGTCATTGGGCATGTAGGTAAAGACCACTACAATGTGCGTGTTGAGACTGGTATGCTCAAGGGAGATATCGTCAAATATAAATACTGGAGACTCTTTCCCCTAGACGAGTCTCAAGAAATACTTGACGAGACCGAAGAAACGCTTGACGAGACCGAAGAAATATAGTACTATCATTAAAGAAAGTAAAGTGGTGACCAATGACCTTTAATAAGAAGTGTTTTTACATAAACACACCAAGTGGAGACTCTATTCTTGCAGAATTATTTCAAGAAGGTAAAACTGTAACCATATTGCTGGGTGAAAACCAGCGTATTGACCTCGATGCAGATTCGGCATTTGAATTGGCTGATTCTTTAATAATACTAGCGAATGAGATGGAAGGACCTGATTATGGGTAACAAGAGGAAGGGCCATGGCTACTACTGGCAACTTGAAGAGTGCCCAAGCCAAAAGAGTGGCATGGAACGCTCCGTTAGGGGTTTTACGGTAGATTTTTTAGACAGCAAAAGCCTCAAACAAGCAAGCAATTCATATGAAAAGGTCTTCATCCTGATCAGGGAGACCCTAGAGAAGAATAATGCTGCATGTTGTGATGATTACGAGGACAGATTGAACCTCTGTCAAGAAATTTCAGATATTTTAAAGGAAAATCGACTTATCTCAAGGGACGGTGAATGAAAAGAGGAGAAGAAGTCAAGATCTTGATAGACTATGACCTTTTTGATCTCAATATAAAAGACGAGATCGGAATATATATCCAAACGACACCATCTAGTCAAAAACATCTTATCTATATTCCAACCAATGGCGAGTGGGCAGAATTAGAAGAGGATAATTTAGAAAGAGTACAAGAGGGATATGTTTCCGAAGAGAATCAGGACTTTGTTAATCGTATACACACCATGCGGATTACTTTTGAAACGCCCTGATTGAAAGCATGAAGAAGGAAGATCTCAAAGTAAATGCAATATTTTATTCCACTAGATTTAAGTGCATGGGTAAATGTTTCGCTGTTATGGACTTCATGGCATACATGGTATTTCTAGACAGAAATGTCCCATCTGGATGGTACCACTGCTCTGAGCTTACTGAAGATTTTACAGACATCAAAGATATATCTTGACTTTCTCGAGAATATTTCATATAATCATATTATAAAACAGTTTTTTGGAGATTTTATAAAATGGGTTGGCACAAATGGGGTAACCAGAAAGATGAAAAGTGGGATGTCATTGAGTACAATCTAACAGAGGTGAGTGACCTTATCATTCGCAGTTTGGAGTATGCAACTGACAGAGAAGTCAACTTCATGAAATCTTGTCAGTATCATCTCTCTGAAAAAGAGCAACTTTCTTTTTCTCAAAATAGGTGGTTAAAAACTCTCATGGAAAAGTATAGTGATGAAGGAATCAAGCTAGAGAGAGATTGGAGAAAATGCTTTGACAAAGAGAGAAGAAAGATTGCATATCGAGTAGCACAGTACTACCAATACAATCCTCCGTACTATAAGGAGATTGTGAAAAGAGTTCTGTCAAATCCAGATGATTTTGTGCTATCTAGAGCAGAGTGGAAGAGTTTCTGCGAAAACAAATATGCCTTAAAGATCACAAAGTTATATGATACAGCATTGAAATTTCATAAATCTGATTGCATTCAGATTCGGGCAAACAACAAGATCCCTTTGGCAAATCGTGGTATCACTCGAATGCGTCCACCACGGCCAAATCATGTTGGTTTCATCTTGGAGACGGATGCCCTTCCAATTACTCGCTCTGCAAAAGGAGCAAGAATTTACAAGATACTACTTACTGGTGAGGTGTCACCAATATATGCCCATGAGTCTGATCTAAAGAGAAAAAGATGAACAATAAGATAAGACATATCTCTTTTCTTTTTCATGGAGAGAGAAGGATAAGTAAGCCAAACAGTCGAGGATTGTTTCCGCTAAAAATCCCTGGCAGTCACAGGTCTGCGACAAGTACAAAATATTTTACGGCTATGAGTTTTGTTGAGCACCCCTTGGTAAAGAACGCAGACCCTGTGTTAACGCTCGGCAATGGAGATAAGCTTAGAGTTTATGTTGGCGGCGCCGGAGACTGGCCAGTGATCGAGGCCCAAGGAGTGATGGATGCGCACGATGAAGCATTTAGTGGAACTCGCCTTGTTCGTAAGAAGCCTGAAAAGGACCTCCAAAAAGACTTGAATCCATCGGACTACGCAGATCTAGATTTATTCAAAGATTGGAACGACTGGTGAATGTTGGGGATTTAGTTTTCATAAAACCTGGAAGAGGCAAGAACAGTCATTATCCGTTTGACCGCTCCCGCGCTACAATGGGGGTGATATTCTCGCAAATAGATAAGGATTGGTTCCGCGTATACGCTACTTGGGGAGAGAGAACCAAGATTGCAGACTATCCTAGGTGGATGTTGGAGGTTGTAAGTGGAAGTCGGTGATCTCTTATATTTCACCCCGTTCTACTATAACCCTGATGGTTCGGTAACACCACTAAAGTCATTACCTATCAAAAGTCTTGAGATTGGAATTGTGGTTGAGGTAGAAGAGTCTAGTATGAAAGTGTTTTGGTTTAAGGATGGTTATTTCTCAAAAGAAGGCTTACCAGGGACTCCGTATTTTGACGATGAAAGAATCGGCCTCCTAAAAAACCTTATCCAAGATAAGACTAAAGAAAATACTTGACATCATCTCTGCGACTTGATATCATATAAATATAAAGAATAGAGGCTTACTTGAGATCTCAAAGCGTGACTAGACTTGAAAAGATGGCGTTGTTCGCTGTGGTTCTAGCTTTGGTACTGTCTGTGAAGAATTGTATTGAAGACTCGAGAATAGAGGAAGTCAGCTATGAGAACGATAGGCTTCTAGAGTATGGAACTAAACTAGAAGAAGAAAACCAACGTTTAAGAGCGATCATTCGTCAAAAGGAGAGAAAATGCTCAGAGCAATAGCGTGGCTTATGGCTGGTATCTTTGCATACCGTTCTTCAAAAGAGGCCAAGGACCCTGGAGAGGTCATTTGGGCAGCTGCCAAAGGTGGTTGTCTTGGTGTGTTTCTTTATTTTACTTTAGGGATAATGCTGGTGATTGCCTGCTTTCTTATTGAAATGAGCTATAAGTAAATGATTTATCATCTCGAGTACAGAATCGACAATGGCAGAAAGCAGCATATTTATGCTCTTAGGAAGATTTGTGAGAAGAGAAAGAAACAGCTCGAAAAAGAGCATGGAGATAAAATTAGGTTTTCTCGCATAAAAATTGCTTGACACATAGAAAAAAGCTTGATATCATAGAGAAAAGATAGCGTTAGGAGCACTGGCGCAATTGGCAGCGCATCGGACTTTTAATCCGCTGGTTCTGGGTTCGAGTCCCAGGTGCTCCACATTTTTATTTGGCTGGGTGGTGGAACTGGTATACACAGCAGACTTAAAATCTGCCGGTCCTAGACCTTGCGGGTTCGAGTCCCGCCCTAGCTACCAAAACGAAAAAAGGAGGAGCTTATGCTCTCGAATAGAGATATTGAGAAATTGTTCGACCAATGGAATCCAAATAAGATCAAAGCAGGTGACCGAGTTAGGGTAAAAATGTCTGGCTATTCGTATGTTGCCCGCGTCGTCGGATTGGACTTGGATATGAAAAATAAGAAGGTTTATGCAAACCTGAAGCTAATCGACAACACGAAGAAGAACCCTTCTCGAGTCGACGCGACAGACTGTTTTTTGGCCTCGGAAACGATGTACCCTGGTCATCATGTATCGGGGTCGTAATCATGAAGCAATTTGAGGTTGTCTTGAAAAGAGAAGAAACTGTGCAAAGGTTCTTCTGGGAAAAAGTAGTTTTCTCAGAGGCAGTAGTACAGGCGAATGTCCAAAGGGCTATTATGGGCTCTGATTGGAGAATCGTCTCAATATCGGAGATTTAAGGTCATGAACATAAACAACGTTAGGCGTATAGCAAGGCATTTAATACAATTTCCTCCACCAGAACGAACAAAAATCTTGACTTCTATTCCGGGACGTGATAGGATTAAAGTAATTGAAGAGTTCAAGAGGATAATGGATGATTCGCCAAAAGATCGTTGATGCTATTTGCGTTGCAACTGGCATTGTTTTAGTAGCAGCTGTTATCGCTGCGCCATATATTGTGAGAAAAGAGAAGTAAAATGGGATTTATTGGAAGCGTTATTACGATTGCTGTAGGCCTTTGGGTTGGCCAAGTACTTATTGACTGGTGGAGGAATCCATAACAATGTTTTTGGATACTCATGAGGGCGGAAGTGTTTCTCTTGCAAGAGAAGATTTTGCAAATATGACGAGCGATGAACTTCATTGCCACTTGGAGCTTCGAGGTTTCTTGGTCCAAGGCAATGAACCAAGGATTGCACTTCAGGAAACAGCAGAGCAAGATTTTGACAACGAATACACTGCTTGGTAAAAAAAGTATTTTTTTCCTTGACAATGTTTGAAATGTTGCTATACTTAGAAAGTACACTGTTAACCGCCGCAAGGGATTAACGAGTACGATATTGCAACTTGCTTAAATAAGGAGGAAACAAACATGAATGCAATTGCCACATATAGGCCTGGTTTGTTAGGCCACAAAGTTATCAACGAGGTTTTTGATAACTTCTTCAGTGACTTCCCTAGTCACTTGAAGGCATCCACACAGGGTTATCCCGTTGCCGACATCTATCGAGACGACGATGGCTCTACGGTATTAGAATTTGCTTTAGCTGGCTTCACTCGAGAAGAGTTAGATATTAACGTCCAGCCAGGAAAGCGGACTATTACCATTACCGGTACAGTGAACGAGAACAATGAAAAAAGGTCTCGTATTGCTCGCCGGAACTTCACCAGAACATATGTCAATTACGATGACAATCTTGACTTGACACAAGCGGAAGCAACGTTTGAGAATGGTCTTTTGAGCGTTAGGGTTCCGACCCGTCCAGAGGCCAATCCTTTGGTGATTGACATCAAGTAACACACCATGGTGATTCGGGATTCTTGCGGACCCGAATCGCCGCCATTTTTTTCTTGACATATAGCACATATCCTGCTATTATCATAATATAAACAACAAAGAGGGCTACAGTGTTTAAGCTCGGGCAACTTATTCAACAAAGAACAAAAAACAACACAGTAAGGTATGGTTATGTTTTAGGCGAGCACAAGACTAAGCAGGGTATCTGGCGTGTTATGATGACTAGAGAAGGAACAGATAGCCTTTTTTATGAAGAGATTTTAGGGGAACATCTGCAGACTATGGAGAAAGAAAAGTGTTGAATCTATCGACTTTTGCCAGTGCCCGGCGCATCGCGCGCATGTGGGTTGATAAGAGTGACGAGAAAAAAGAAGAACTGCTTAACCTTTTGTCGAGACCTTGGAGAAAGAAGGTTGTTTCTATTATGGAAGAAATCAAGGAGAGTAGAAATGAGAACACTTGATGTTGAAATGATTGTTCGGATACTTAACCAAAAGTTTGCCGAAAATTGGGATAATCCAGACAAAGCAGAAGTCTTGACAGAAGTTCTAAATGATGTTAAGATGTATTTACTACCAACAGATAACAAGGAGATTCACTAATGAAAGCCACTTGTATTGATTGTTTTGAAGAGTATGCTCCAGCGCGCCAGGCCTTGGGTTATCGAACTTGCTTGGATTGTGGAAGCACTCGAGCCATGCGTGAGGCGTCCAGACGAGCCAAGTGTTCAGCACCCGCTTACAATAAGGGTGCCTATCAGTACGTTGGCACGGTGCAGGCAGCAAAAGGCATCGGCCGATGAAGGTTGGAGACTTGGTAGAATTGTCTTCATACGGTAAGAAGGTAAAAAGAACATCTTGGATTAGAGATGGGGATATTGGAATAATCTCTAAAATCAAGGGTCCAACTTGTGGGTGGTACTATTATGAAGTGTTGTGGAACAATAGCAATTTTAGTAACCGTCGAATGGCAGGATTTAGAACCAATCTAGCAGACCACGATGTGTGGTTGGACCGGCGTGATTTAAAGTTCGCTAAAATGAGGGGGCACAAAAAATGAAAGTCGGTGACTTGGTTGAGGTACCATTTGCCAATGATTCTGGTTCATTGCTGGGCTTAGTCAAGCAGTTGTACCGCCCAACAGGTACCAATAGAGAGGTAGAGGTTCTTGTGTTGTTTAGGGACTCCAAGGAACATTGGTTTTATGAGGACGAGGTATCAATAATCAATGAAGGTCGGTGATTTGGTTTCATACACGGGAAGCTGGAACTATCCAGGCATTGTCCTTTGGGTAGAACCACAGGGTTGGGCAATGAAAGTTTTTCACGATGGTCAGGTTAAGTGGTTCATGACACAAGGGTGTGAGGTTATCAGTGAAAGTCGGTGATTTGATAATAGACAAACGATGGCCCGAAGACTCACCAGGACTTATTGTTAGTATCGGTGATTTAAGGACGAAGGAACCGTACAAGGTTCTTTGTAGTTATTCCACAAAACCGATTTCTTTTTCTAAGAAATATATCCAAGAAGAATGTGAGGTTATCAATGAAAGTCGGTGACTTGGTGCGAGACAAAAGGTTGACATTTACTTCTAAATGGAGTATAATTGTATTATGGAGTGAGGCGGTATTACGCAGGGTTCTACTGAGACGATACACAACCCGGTTCAAGGAATAAGAGTCTAACAAAGGAATACTTGAACACCTGTGGGTTTAAACCCCACCACTCTATTGTATAATGAAGATACCCTGATTGTAAGGATGAAGCGGGAGAGGGATAAACTCCATGATTGCTAATCTGCGGGTGGGACTGGAAACAGTCAGTTAGGTGGGTTGGTTGCCTAACATTTTTTGGAGAGAAGAAAATGAAAATCACAGAAAAAGAGTTTGATGCTGTTGAACAAGGACTTTGTGTTGCTTCCAATGAGGATATGTTGGACGAAAATGTTGCTTATCCTGCTTTTGAAAAGATGAAAAAGGTTTATGAGCGTTATCACTTCTTGATGGATAAACTTGGTATGTACGAAAGAGAAGAACCAGTAGTTGGGATTCTCCGAGCATATAAAGAACAATTTGGAGAAAGAGAATGGTTGAAGAAAATCGCAAAACAGAAAGAAATAAACAAGATGGTCGATGAAGTTGAATCTGCCGCTGTTAAAGCAGCACATAAAGTAATGGAACAATACAGCGAAGCATTTGAGAAACTTGCGGAGAATAAAGAATGAAAGTAGGTGACTTGGTAAGAGCAAAGCACAAATACTCTAACAACGAAGTAGGGATTGGGATAGTGCTTGAAGTAGAGGAAGGGTTTTATGGTAAGTCATACAGCGGTTACCTAGATGACCGCCTGACTATTCATTGGGCACATGGAGAGACGACTCAAGAGCCTTGCACGTATGTTGAGAAACTTGCGGAGAATAAAGAATGAGAAATAACTATTTATTGTAGTTGTTAGGAGAACTAAAATGAAAATGTTATGGGCATTGCTGACGAGGTTGTTTAATTGAAAGAACTACTAACAGAGTGGCGAAAATTTATAAATGAAGAACAATCTTCTATTGAAGTAGAGAAGAAGGACGGCTATGTAACTTACAGGATACCAGATGGCTACATTACTGTTGTTGAAAACAGCCCAGCCGCCCAAGGAGCGCATACTATTTATAGTTTCTATGTTGACGAAAACAAAAGAGGGCAGGGAATAGGCAAGCAACTGGTAAAGGTTGTCATGAATGCTTACCCAGATGAAGAAATATCAGCCCAAGTTAGTTCCTTATCGTCTTTAAAAGTGTTTTTAGATCTCGGCTTTCGTGTAACAGCAGAGCCTAGCGCTTCTTTTGGTAGAGCCAAAGAACTTTTTGATGAAAATTATGGAAGTCTAAATTTAAGACTAAACGATCCAGAGATAGAAGATGATCTAAACGAAGAATGGTCGAAAAGCGAAAGAGATAAAAGAAAGAGCAAGTGTTCTAATCCAAAAGGTTTTACAATGAAACAGTTCTGTAAAAACCAAAAAACTCGTTCGAAGAAAGGGGAGAAGAAAAACCAATGAAACTTATAATGGAAAATTGGCGTGAGTATTTGGACGAAAAAAATAGTTATCGCAATCGAATTAAATCTTATATTAAGGACAGAGATAAAATGCTTGGTCAAGGTGACCAAAAAAATGTCCCTCCATATACTGACAGTTTAGGATCGCATGTTACATTTGATAAACAAAAAGATAATGTTGACGAATCTCTCAAAGAAGTAGACGAAGAAAGTTTTAAAATACAAGATTCTTTACAATCTGATATCTGGAAAAATGAAGTTTTGAATCCAGAAGTTAAAAACAGATTGATTGAAATAGCAGAAAATTTTTTAAATGGACTTGAAATTGATGTAGAGATGGATGACTTACGTTTCACTGGCTCACTAGCAAATTATAACTGGTCGCAGTATTCTGATGTTGATCTTCATATTGTTGTTGATTTCTCAAAAGTTAACAAAGACGTAGATTTGGTTAAAGCATATTTTGATGAAGCACGGATGCGCTGGAACGATAAGCATCGTATTATGATTCATGGTTTTGAAGTTGAAATATATGTTGAAGATATCGACGAAAAACACAAATCTTCTGGAGTTTATTCTATCCTTGACGATAAATGGATAAACAAACCAGATCCTAATGGAGATGGTGTTGATTTTGAAACCGCTCAGAAAAAGGCAGACGACTTTATAA